CTGGCTGGTGCCTGCCTGTTCGGTGGCGCTGCTGTTTGGCAGCCTGTTTGTGATGCTGTCCATCGGGGGCGAGCCATGAGCGGGGCAGCCAGCTTTGCGCCGAAGCGGGCGCGGTTTCAGGGGCTGCATGTCAAGCTGGTTTCGCTGCGGCAGAACGAGGAAGCGCTCCTCACGGAGGACCCGGAAAGCAGCCGCGCCGATGACGCGAGGGTGCGTCTGATGGAAGTGGTTGATCGGCTGTGCGCGCTGGTGACGGTGATGCGGGCCGAAGGCGACTTCCACCTGATCGACGATCTGCTGGCACAGGCGGAGGACGCATCATGCCGGTGACAATCCGCGCCGCCCTGGTTGCGGTCCTGCTGGCCGCGCCCGCAGCCGCCCAGCCCGTTGGCAGCAGCACCTGCAGCCCGCCGGACGAGATCACGATCCGGGATGACGGGGTCGGCAAGGCCATCGTGACCTACAGCAATTCGGTCAACCAGTGTTCGGTGCCGCTGATCAAGCGGCTGGTGTCGCCCAACGGCATTGCCGTGGATGTGCGGATCGACCTGCTGAGTGACGACCACGAGCGGCGCGAGCGGATCACGCTGAGCCCGGTGGATGCCGACATGATGGCCTTTCCGCCCGAGGGCGACCTGCTGGACGGCGAGAGCCAGGAGTTCATCATCATGGGGGGGCTGGCATGAAACAAGGTCCGGTGACCGCCGCCGCCCCGGCCCAGAAGGCCGCTGCCCGCGTCCGCAGGGAATGGAGTGTCAAGCCTTCCGTCCGGCTGGATGCGTGCCATGACGTGATTTCGCCGGATGGGGCGATCTATGGCACCTATCCGGGCGCAGCCTATGCGCGGACCATCTGCGCCACCCGGCAGGGGGAAGAGGATCGCAAGGCGCGGATGGTGACGCGGCCCTGCATGTGCTGCCGCGCCGACTTTGACTCGGAAGGGCCACACAACCGGCTGTGCGGGCGCTGCCGACATGGCGCGGACCCGCTGGACCCGGTGCGCCCCGTTATCCCAAGGTCCGCCCGATGAACGCCGCCGGTCTGCATTCCCCCCGGCTGCAGCGGGTGCTGCGCCTGCTGCGGGACGGTCGCCCGCATACCACGCGGGACATCGTACGGAAGGCGCGGGTGATGGCGGTCAATGCCTGTGTGGCCGAACTGCGGTTCCACGGGGCCGACATCCTGTGCACCCGCCAGCATGTCGATGGGAAACCACGCTTTTTCTATACGATGACGAAGGGGCCAAGCCCGAAATGACCGTCAAGAAGCTGCCGACATTCACCGCGCTGCCGGTGGCAGAGATCACGGTGCCGGAGACCCGCCTGCGCCCGGTCAGCGAGGCCAAGGTGACCGCGCTGATGCAGGTGATCGGGGCGGGCGTGTTCCTGGGCGCGATCACGGTGCGCCGGGCGGGCACGGTGAACACGCTGATCGACGGCGCACACCGGCTGGAGGCGATGACGCGGCTGGGCCGCGACACGATTGCGGTGGATGTGCTGGAGTGTACCGCCGCCGAGGCGCGGCAGATGGAGATCACCGGCAACCTGACCGCCGGGATGACGCCAATTCAGGATGCGATTTTCCTGGGCGTGTATCAGGAAGAGTATGAAAAGGCGCACCCGGAGACCAAGCGCGGGGTGGCAGGCGGGCTTGCGCGGCAAGGTCAGCAACATGCAAGCGCGCATTTTGCTGAACTGGTCGCCGAGACCCGGCAGATCAGTCCAGGACAGGTCCGCAGGGTCATTGCCGCCGGTCGCGCCCTGACGGTGGCAGAGCGGGCGGCGTTGCAGGCGGTGCCGCACCGGATCGCCATCAGCGAGATCGAAAAGCTGGGCAAGATCGGCGAGGACGGGCAGCGCGCCCGTGCCGTGGGGTCGCTGCTGGCGGGCAAGCGGGTGGCGGATGCGCTGCGCGCGGAAAAGGCCGGGGCGAAGGATGCTGAAGCCGCCGATGACGCCAAGGTTGAAGCGGCCTTCAAGGCGCTTTCAACGGCCTGGAACCGTGCGCCGATGGCGGCGCGCCGCCGCTTTGTGGCAGGCATCCGTGACGGGATCGACGCCATGGCAGACGGGAGCGACGACGAATGACCACCCGGCTGACCCCTGACCGCGAATGGTGGACCACGGCAGAGATTGCCGATGCGGGCCTGCCCGATCTGCCGGACACGCGGCGGGGAGCCGACAAGCTGGCAGAGCGCGAGAACTGGCGCGGGCAGGCGGCGTTTGCGCGCCGCCGTTCGGGCAAGGGCGGCGGCTGGGAATACAGCTGGCGTCTGTTCCCCAGCCGGGCGCAGCGCAGGCTGCTGATGGCGGTTGCCGCCCCGGCCGGCCCGGCGCAGCGGCCCGAGGGGACAAAGCGGGAAGAGCAATGGGCATGGTTCGAGGCGCTGCCCAAAACCGTGCAGGACCGGGCGCGCGCCCGCCTGCTGGTGATCCAGCAGGTCGAGGCGATGGACCCGGTGCTGGGCCGCTATCTGGCCGTGCACAGCGTGGCCAAGGCCAGCGGCGACGGCGCGCGCACGATCTGGAACTGGTTCCTGATGATCGAAGGGGTGGCGGCGCATGACCGGCTGGCCTTCCTTGCCCCGCGCAACCGCGCGGCGGCACCCCGGAGCCGGGCGAAGGACTGCGATCCGGCGTTTTTCGACGTGATCAAGAGCGACTTCCTGCGGCCCGAGGCCCCGCCCTTTACCGATTGCTACCGCCGCGCGCTGCGCGTGGCCGGGAAACAGGGCTGGGCCGTGCTGCCAGAGCGCACCATGCGGCGGCGGCTGGATGCGACCGTGTCCGAGGCGACGCAGCTGCTGGCGCGCAAGGGGATCGACGCGGTCAAGCGCCGCTACCCGCCGCAGGTGCGCGACAAAACCGCGCTGGTGGCGATGGAGGCGGTGAACGCCGACTTCCACAAGTTCGACGTCTTCGTGCGCTGGCCTGCGCCGCGTGGCGAGGCCCCGACGATCCTGCGCCCGCAGATGGTGGCGTTTCAGGATATCCATTCCGGGCGGATCGTGGCCTGGCGGGTGGATGTCAGCCCGAATTCCACCGCCGTCCTGCTGGCGGCGGGCGACATGATCGAGACCTATGGCATCCCCGAGCGGGTGGTGATGGACAACGGGCGCGAGTTTGCCGCCAAGGCGATTTCGGGCGGGGTGTCCACCCGGTTCCGGTTCAAGGTGCGCGAGGATGATATCCCCGGCCTGTTCGTCTCGCTGGGCTGCCAGGTGCACTGGGCCACGCCGTACAGCGGGCAATCGAAGCCGATTGAGCGGGCGTTCCGCGACATGTGTTCCAGCATTTCCAAGGACCCGCGCTTTGCCGGGGCCTATACCGGCAACCGCCCCGAGGCAAAGCCCGAGAATTACGGGTCTGCCGCCATCGATCTGGAGCAGTTCCTGGCGGTGCTGGCCGAGGGCATTGAAGAGCATAACACCCGGCAGGGGCGGCGGTCGGAAGTGGCCTGGGGCCGGTCGTTCGCCGAGGTGTTCGACGAAAGCTATGGCAGCGCGCCGGTGCGCAAGGCGACCGAGGCGCAGCGGCGGCTGTGGCTGCTGGGGGCCGAAGGGATGCGGGCCGATACGCAGACCGGGGCTGTCTGGTTCCAGGGCAACGAGTTCTGGGCACCCTGGATGGGCGAGCTGGCCGGGCAGCGCGTGGTGATCCGGTTCGATCCGGCGGCGTTCTGGGACGGGCTGCACGTCTATTCAGCGGACAATGCCTATCTGGGCCATGCGCCGGTGCGCCAGAAGGCCGGGTTCTTTGACATGGACGAGGCGCGCGCCCATGCCCGCGCCCGGCGCGACTGGATGACTGCCGAGAAAAAGGCGCTGGAGGCACATCGCAGGCTGACCACGCGCGAGATCGGCACGCTGCTTGACGATGCGGCCCCGCCCGCCGGGCCGGTGGCCGAGGCGAAAGTGGTGCGCGGCACCTTCGGCAAAGGGCCTGCGCGGGCCGGGGCCGTGGCGGCCGAGCCGGTGCCCGACACCACCGCGCTGCAGGCCGGGATCGTGGCCGATCTGGTGGCCCGCCGCACCGCCGCTGCGCCCGCGCCCGAGGAACAGGCGCGCGACCGGTTCCGCCGCGCGCTGGAACTGGAACGGCAGGACAGCCCGACCATCGAACAGCAGCGCTGGCTGAGCGCCTATCAGGCGACCCCGGAATACCGGGCCGAGCGCATGCTTTGGGATGACCTGGGGGATGCGATCTTCGGGTGAGATCAATGAAAAGCCGCCGGGTGCGGGGGCACCACGGCGGCGATTAACGAGCAGATAGACCGTCCAAGGAGTGAAGGATGACAGAGACCCCAAGACTTTACAACAGCGTTGCGCCGCTGGCGAATGTGGCGCTGCTGCTGGGGCTGGCGACGCGGCTGCAGGACCGCGCCCCTGGCCTGCCCGGCATGGGCACGTTTTACGGCCCTGCCGGGTGGGGCAAGACCACCGCAGGCATTTATGTGACCAACCGGCTGAACGCGGTCCACATCGAAGCGCTGCCCTTTGGCGGCATCCGCAGCCTGCTGGTGATGATCGTGACCGAGCTTGGCCAGCGCCCGCTGCGGTCGCTGGATGATCTGTTTGCCCAGGCCTCGGGCGAGCTGGCGCGCAGCGCGCGCCCGCTGATCCTGGACGAGGCGGACCATCTGCTGTCGAACCGGATGATCGAGACGATCCGGCGGCTGCATGATGTGTCAGGTGCGCCGGTGATCCTGATGGGCGAAGAGCTGCTGCCGCAGAAGCTGATGCAGTGGGAACGGGTGCACAGCCGGATGCTGAGCCGGGTTGCGGCCCAGCCCGCGACGCTGGACGATGTGAAGCATCTGGCCCCGATCTATGCGCCCGAAATCGAGATTGACGATGCGCTGAAGGCAGCGCTGCTGGCCGCATCCCGGCACAGCATCCGGCATGTGTCGACCAACCTTGCCAACCTGCGCGAATTCGCGCAGCTGCGCGGCAAGACGCGGCTGACCATGGCCGACTGGGGCAAGACCCCGTTTCATTCCGCCGATGCGCCTGCGGCAAGGCGGTTCGCATGAGCCTGGCCGTGACCCGCAAGAACCGCGAGGCGGTGGCCGAGGCGGCCTGGGCGCTGGCGCTGCGCCTGCCACAATTCGGCTATGGCGAGATCGCCGCTGGCATCAAGATCAGCATCGACCAGGCCACGCGCATCGTGCGCGGCTGGGATGGCCATGGCGCGCTGGAGTTGCTGCAATCCGGCGCTGGCCTGCGCAAGCTGTGGAAGGTCAGGCCGGGATGCGCCCGCCCGGCCCCCGCGCCATGGGGCCGCAGCGCCGAGGAGAACCTGTGGACCGCCATGCGCGGCCTGCGCAGCTTTACGCCCACCGACATTGCGGCCCATGCCAGCACCGATCTGGTGCAAGTCGTCACGGCGGATGCCCATGCCTATTGCCGGGTGCTGCTGGCGGGCGGCTATCTGCGGGTGGAGCGCAAGGCGTCGCCGGCCCGGAAGCAGGAGGCGATCTACCGGCTGATCCGCAACACCGGCCCGCGCCCGCCGCGTGCCGCCCGGGTCAGTGCGGTGGTGGATGACAACACCAATTCGGTCACCCTGCTGGGAGACCGGTCATGACGCAGACACCGCTGGACGTGGCCCGCGCGGCCTGGGGCGATGCCCTGCCGGACTGGGTGGAGGCGCTGGCGCTGGAATGCGGGCGCAGCAGCCAGAACAAGGTGGCAGAGCGGCTGGACCGGTCTGCCGCGATGATCAGCCAGATCCTGCGCGCCAAATATCCCGGCGATCTGGCCGGGTTTGAAGAGCGCTTCAAGGGGGTGTTTCAGGCGCAGGCGCTGGACTGCCCCGCGCTGGGGCTGATCCCCAGCCACGAATGCCAGGACTGGCGGGTGAAGGGGCGCGTCTGGGCACCCGGCAGCCCGAGGCGCACCTGGATGTACCGGGCCTGCAGAGCCTGCCCCCGCAACAGGAGTGAATGATGACCACAGCCGCAGACCGCGCGGGCACCGCGCCTTGGACCGAAGCGCAGATGATCGAGATGGCCGCGCGCGCGGTCGGCAAGATCGACATGGCCGGGGTGCGCGGCATCACGATGTGCAGCGCCAACGAGATTGCCGCGATGGCGTCCGTGCTGGTCCTGCTGGGCCTGCCCCCCATTCCCCCCGGCGCAGCCGTGCCGGACAGCTTTTCACAGACCTTCAAGGGAGTTTCCAACGATGACTGAGTTGAATTTCACACCCGTGCCGGATGGCCGGGTCGAGGTGGGCGGCAAGGTTTACATGGCCACCGCGAAGGGCGGGTTGCAGCCCGTCGAGACGATCAAGCCGCAGCACCTGCTGGAAGACGAGGTGGTGCGCAAGATCGTGGGCTACAGCCTGTCGCTGAGCGACCAGGTGGCGCGGTTCAAGGCCCATACCTTTGACGATATCAGCGGTTTCGAGGCGCTGCTGGATCAGGAATATGGCGCAACCGTGGGCGGGCCGAAGGGCAACAAGACCCTGCAAAGCTATGACGGGCTGATGAAGGTTCAGGTCCAGGTGGCCGACCACATCGACTTTGGCCCCGAGTTGCAGGTGGCCAAGACGCTGCTGGATGAATGCCTGACCGAATGGGCGGCGGATGCCCGCCCCGAAATCCGCACCATCGTGACGCGGGCCTTCAACACCGACAAGGCGGGCCAGATCAACCGGTCCGAGATTTTCATGCTGCTGCGGCTGGAGATCACCGACGCGCGCTGGACGCGCGCCATGGCCGCGATCCGCGATGCCATGCGCGTGGTGGGGTCGCGGACCTATGTGCGGGTGTTCCGGCGTGACGCGCCCGATGCCGCCTGGCAGGCGGTCAGCATCGATCTGTCGAAGGCGTGAGGGGGATGGCGATGACCCTGACCCATGCGCAGCGGCGCGATCTGACAGAGGCGGAACAGCGGGTGGGCGATGCCTTTGCCCGCCTGCAGCCCGAGGCGATTGCCGAGATCACCGCAAAGGTGCTGACCAGCCGGTTCGGCGCGGCCCGGACCGAGCGCGTGGGCGAGCTGATCGCCCGCGCGGGGCATATGGCGGCAAGGGGGGAGTGATGGCGTATCGGGATATCCTTGTCGCCGATACAATCTCGCCGTCCAGCGATCCGGGCCCGGCCCCAATGCTGCAATGGGTGGACATTGCCGACCTTGTTATTGACGAGACCTATCAGCGACCCCTGCTGGAGGCGAACTGGGCGCATATCCGGCGCATTGCGGCCGGTTTTCGGTGGTCTCTGTTTGCCCCGGTCCTTGTAGCTCCGGTCGAGGGCGGAAAATTCGCAATCATCGACGGTCAGCACCGCGCACATGCGGCGGCGCTGATCGGCATCGCTAAAGTTCCGGCGCAATGCGTTTTGGTGCCCATCGCTGAACAGGCCAAAGCCTTTGCCGGCGTGAACCAGGTGCGGTTGTCCGTCAGCATGCCTGCTGTCTTCCGCGCCGCCCTCGCTGCACAGGAAGACTGGGCGCTGCGCGCAGATGCCGCAGTGCGGGAGGCGGGTCTTGCGCTGGCCACATCGATGCCCTCCAGCCGGAACCGCAAGCCCGGTGTCATCTACAGCGTGAAATCGATCCGCCGCTTTACCGACAAGGGCAAGCATGCGGAGGTGGTAGCGGGTCTGTCGGCGCTGCGGGTCTATGACAAGGGCACGGGGCGGGTCGCCCTGTACCATGACTACGTTCTGTCCCCTTGGCTTGCGGCTGTCACGTCAGACGCGCGTTTTGCCAAGGCCGATCTGGTGGCGGTCCTTTGTCAGCGCGATCCGTTCAAGGTGCTAGAGGCAGCAGGGTCGAGCGGCACTGTTTCGCGGGCGAGCGCTGCGATGGACTTCTTTTCTGCGATGATCCGCAGACAAGCTGGCATCGGGAGATTGGACTGATGGCCGTCTATGTGGACAAGCAGCGCGCGCAGTACCGGGGCATGGTGATGTGCCACATGCTGGCCGACAGCACGGAAGAGCTGCTGGCGATGGCGGACCGGATCGGGGTGGACCGCAAGCATCTGCAGGATGCGGGGACATACCGCGAGCACTTTGACATCTGCCTGACCAAGCGGGCAGCGGCGCTGCAGGCCGGCGCGACAGAAGCGTCGATGTCGGAACTGGGGCGCATCATCCGGCTGCGGCGGGATGCGGCGACGAAGGGAAAGGGTGCGTGATGGTTGCGTACAACTTTCGGGAACGCTTTGTCCCGGCGATTGAGCTTGGCCGGAAGCGGCAGACGATCCGGCGCGACCGGGCGCTATTCGGCCGGCACGCCCGTCCGGGTGAAGGCTTGCAGCTTTACACCGGGATGCGCACGGGCAGCTGTCGCCTGATCCGCGACGATGTGATCTGCACGGCGGTCGCGCCCTGTCGTATCGAATTCTGCCCTGACGGCCAGATTGCAGAGATACTGGTCGGCGGGATGCGGGTGCGGTTCCTGAAAGAGTTTGCGCTGGGCGATGGCTTTTGCAGCCTGGCCGATATGAGCCGGTTCTTTGTGGATGCTTATGGTGCTGCGCCTTTCGAAGGTGTGCTGATCGAGTGGGCTGCGGGCATCAGCCCATTGGATCGGGCCGCAGCATGACCCGCCCTTGTACAGCTGATTTCCCTTATCACGAAAGGACCATGCGGTGACCACCAATCTCACTGATCTGCCGACATCGATCCAGTATGGCTTGGGCGTGGCCATTGGCCATCTGGTGATCCAGGCGCGCAAGGACGGCGCGAGCGATGACGAACTGATCGCCACGCTGCGCAACACCATCCGCATTCTGGAGGACCATAAGGTCGTTCTGCGCGCACAGCGCGACCGCCCGCCAGCCTTGACCGACGCCCTGCTCACGACCTTAATCCGGGCCGTGTGGGCTGCACGGGACAAGGCCATCGAAGACGATCCGCGCGCCGGAACGGCGGTCTGTGACTGCCCGGTCTGCAAGGGAACGGTCGATATCCGCCTGCTGCAGCAGGGCCGCATCCGGGCCGTGTGCCGCACGCTTGATTGCCTGAGCCTGTTCCAATGACCCGCGCCCTTGTGAAGCTGGTGCATGTCGGCTGCCGCGAGCTGGGCATCGATGGCGAAACGCGGCGCGATCTGCAGCTGCTGGTCACCGGCAAGGCCAGCACCACCGAGATGACGCAGGCGGACCTGACGAAACTGGTGCAGGCGCTGAAGGACCGGGGCTTTGCCCCCAGCGGCGGGGCAAAGGCAAAGCGGCCGGCGGCCAGCCGGGGCGACGTGCGGTTCTGCCATGTGCTGTGGGGCAAGCTGCTGGCCGCCGGGGCGGTGGACAAGGCCGGGGCTGCGGGGCTGAACGCCTTTATCCGCGTGCGGTTTGAACAGGCCTGGGGGGCGGTGCCCATCGACATCGATGCGATGCGCGACAGCAGGCAGATCGCCACGGTGATCGAGGCGCTGAAGGCGATGTGCGCCCGCGCGGGCATCGACCTGGGGGTGCGGCCATGAAGCGCGGCCGCCTTCGCGTCAGCGACCATGCGGTGCTGCGGTATCTGGAGCGCGTGGGCGGCTTCGATATCGAGCGCCTGCGGCGGGACATTGCGCGGCGGGTCGAAACGGCGGTGCAGGCCGGGGCCTGCGGGGTTGTGGTGGATGGCTGGTCCTTCCGGGTCAAGGACGGCCCGCATGGCCCGGTCGTGACCACCGTCATCGACGCCGACTGGCGGCGCAACAGCCACCCGCCCGACGAGGGCGCGCAGGGGCTGGCCGGGGACGGGGACGATCCGGCATGACCCTGTTCCGAGGCCTGGCCGCCCAGATCGAGGAGGCCATCGGGCGCGAGGCGACCACTGCGCTGCTGGGCCGCTGGGGCGGCTGTCAGATATCGCTTCCCGTCAAGGCCGAAGGATCGGCGCTGGCGGGTGTGATCGGTGTTGACGCCGCCACGCAGCTGATCGCGGTCTTCGGCCATGGCAAGATCACGCTGCCCTGCGCCGATGCGCGGGGGATGAAACGGCGGCGGGCCGAGGCCATGGCCATGCTGCGCGCCGGGAAGTCGCTGCAGGAGGTGGCGCTGGCCTGTGATCTGCACACGCGCACCGTGTCGTTGTACCGTGCGGACATCGAGGCCGAGGCCGGAGCGGCCCAGATGAAGCTGCCCCTTTGACAGCGGGCGTTCCGGTCTGCCACAGTATGCAGGCGGCCTGACCGGCGCGCCACCGGGCCACCCCCGAAACCTTTCAAGGTCACATCGCCCCCCCTGATTTGCGAAGGTCATCCGGTATCCACCGGGGATTTCTTATGGACATATCAGAGCCGGGCCTTGCCATGCTTGAAGCCGAAGAGGGCGTGGTGCTGCGCGCCTATCGGTGCCCGGCCGGAGTCTGGACCATCGGGGCCGGGCTGACCGCCGCCTCGGGTGTGGTGAAGCCTGGCCCCGGCATGGTGATCACGCCAGCCGTTGCCAAGGACCTGCTGGCAAAGGCGCTGGAGAGAAACTACGAACCCGCCGTGGATCGCGCGATGTGGCCGGGTCGTCCGGTCCAGCACGAGTTCGACGCCGGTGTCATGTTCCATTTCAACACCGGGGCCATCGGGCGGGCCAGCTGGGTCAGGGCCTGGATTGCGGATAATGCCGGTGCCGCCCGCAAGGGGCTTGCCGCCTGGAACAAGGGCGGCGGCAAGGTGCTGCCCGGTCTGGTCAAGCGCCGGGCGCGGGAGGCGGACCTGCTGCTGAAGGGCGTTTACATCCCGGTTAAAGCGGCCCCGGAACCCGTGATGGCGACCGGTTCGGCCCGCATCGCCCTGCCGCTGTCAGCCGAAGAGTTCAGCGCGGCGCGCGCGGCGCTGGCCGGCCTTGGTTATGCCGTGGGCACCGATGCCATCCGGATCACCGCGCAGTCCGTGCGGGCGTTTCAGCGCGACCATGATCTGACGGTGGACGGCATCCTTGGCCGCGCCACCCTGTCCACCCTGCAGCGCCGGATTGATGCGCGGCGCAAGACCGTCGTCGCTGCCCCCGCCGTGGGGGTCAGCACCGCAGGGGCGGCAACCGGGCAGACGGACGCGCTGGCAAGCCTGCCCTGGGCCGGGGCCGCCCTGCTGGGGCTGGCCCTGATCTGGGCCGCATGGCTGGCCTTCCAATACCGCGATGTCATTGCCGCGACCGTGCAGCGCCCGCTGCCGCGTCTGGCGCGTTTTCTGAGGAGCATCTGATGTCTGCCCTGATTGCCCTTGCCGCCCAGGTCGGCGCGCCGTTTGTCGAAAAGGTCCTGTCGCAGAAGCTTGGCAAGGCCGGTGGCAAGCTGGCCACCGAGGTGGTGCGCACCATCGCCGATCAGGCCGGGGTGCGGCCCGAGGCGCTGGAAGGCTTTGCCGCCGAGCACCCCGATGTGGTGCGCCAGGCGATCACCGATACCGAGGCCCTGGCCCCGGAGATCATCGCGCTGCACACGGCAGAGCTTGATGCCAGGCAGGCGATCTTCGAACTGGAAAAGACCGAGCCGGTCTGGGTGCGCGCCTGGCGGCCCTTGGGCATGTACGGGCTGGGCGTGCTGTGGTTCTGGAACGTGATCGTCCTGCACCTGGCCAACGCTTTCTGGAAAATCGCCCTGCCGCCGATGCCGTTTGAGCATCTGATGGGGATCAGCGCGCTTTACATGGGCCTTTACATGGGCGGGCACAC